TTCGGATTGTCCAATGCACAGTGCTTCCTCTGTCCTCAAATTCCTCGTCTAAAATATCAAATCCAAAGCTACATTGGTCGACATCTCCACGCTTTACCCGCTCATACAGATTCATTGCATCCATGTCCTTTTGGTTGATTTTAATATCACCCCAAAGACCTCTTGCATCTGTTTTCAAGGTAAGTGTTCCTGATTTGTTTCTTCCAAGAACCAGTGTCGTATCATGATTTACCAATGCCCGGATATCACCGGATAGAGCATCATCAAACGCAGTTTCTGCTATACTCTCCGTTGCACCCGGAAAGATTTCATACGTTGAATTGAATACAGAAAAATATCCGCTGATATATAAATCACCGGAACCATCTTCTCTGGTCTCAAACTGTGCAAGATTGCATCGTATTTGCCTGTTATTTCTCATCAGCCGTCACCTCCTTTTAGCTTATTTTGGTCTCCTATCATCCCTTGCGGAATGTAGTTCTCTAAGATAATCAACTCATCCAGTCCGTCCTTTGGACTTAATCCCAACCAATCACGAACCTCATTCCCGGTCATGATACCTCTGGTATAGTTATCATCACCGACACGACTCAGCTTTTCGATGTCATAAGCAAATAAGGAACGGATATTGAATCGGAAAAACCAATCCGGACTGATTAAAAGCTTTTTTGTGTTCTCCTGCTCAATGGCGTTGCAAATATCACGGATTCTGGTGCTGATAAAGTTATTCCATTCATCCGCATCAAAACTTCCTTCACCAACCACAAACGGTGGAACATCCAAAATTGCTGCAACCGTTCGTTTATCCAATCTGACAGAGGATTCAATCGCAATGTCATTCAGCGAAAGCGGCCTGACCTCCTGCACTTCAAACTGCTCTGCAGGAATCATCCACGGCTCTCCTGCATCCGTGGACTCGATATATTCGTTCAGAAGTTTTTTTCGTCCTTCCTTACTTGCAAATTCGTCCGTCAATGCATCTACTTTTACAATCATGGATGGTTTCCATTTGGATTCCATAAATCCTTTCTTGGTTTCTGCCGCTTGCTTCAGATTGTGGGCAACCTCCCTAAGAGTTGTTTTATACCCAGAACCCTTCCAAGGATAATATGGTTCCGGATTCAAGACATAATGCAAAATCTCAGATGGTTCAAACCGAACCCCATTTACAAGCACATGATAGCCATACCCATCCGGGACAAAGGTACAATGCTCCGGTGGAATCGGTTGTAAATCCTCCAGCATACCGTTTTTATAAACCGGCAACACAACTGCATTCCCGTCACCCTCCAACAACAGACTGCGGACAAGAACCGCTGTAAATGTTTTCCGGGTCATGAACCGATTCGGAGTTATATCCAACTTTTTAGAAAGCTCATTTTTTATCCGGACATCTCCATTATCTGTATTACTCATCAGATGTAAGGTCATCCCCGATATCAATGCCGCAATCTTATTGACCGCCGCCATAATCTCCGGGTTTTGGGAAAGCTTGGTATACCCGGTACAACATAAGGTCTCATAGGCATCCGGAGAGCATAAAAAAGACACCTTCTCCGGTGCCGCTCTTACCTGATTACCTTGATTTCTTCTTTTCTTTTTACTCAACACATCTCACCTCCTTTAACCGAGCCAATCACTTGCTTTCTGTGATTTCTCTATATCAATCATCATTTGCTTTGTTGCAATAACATCTGCATCGAACAGGTCAATCCTCTGTGTCGGCTCAACCTTTTCAAACCTCACAAAATCGTCACTGTCCTCAATCGCATGGACATTTTCAATGCAATACTCATAAGCCTTATTGTGCAGATAATAAAACTGCCCGGAAATATACTTCTTTTCAATTTCCCGAAATGCTTCGGTTTTTTCTACATACCGTTGCATCTGGTCCCGTACTTTAAACCCGGCTTTCTTCATAGCAAGGACAAACTCACGGGAATATCTGCGGTCATAGCCTACCCACTTGATTTTGAAACCCAGCTTTTTCATTTTCACGAACCACTTCACCGGGTCATCGTAATTAATCACCGCAGAATTACAAAGTGTCAACCAGTCCTGCTCCTCCCACCAAAAGAATGGAATGTTATCCTCTTCTGCTTTTTGATAGGCAACCGTAACCGGGATGAATCCATGCGTGATTGCAATGTCAACATCCTTGTATCGTCCATGCAACGAAACACCGGTTAAGTCGTGCATTTTGGAAAGGTCAGCACCGCCATACCAGACAATCGGCAATTTTGCAAGCTCCTCTATCGTCCAGGAATAACGCTCATCAGAGGAGCGGACAAGACCCATGTCAAAGTATGTTTTTAACGAGCTGGTAAAGACGTTCAACGACTTTGCGAAAAAATCCTTTCTCTGCTGTGGGTCATTTTGTGCCTGCATTGCATCATTCATCAAGTCCTCCGGCTGAACCGATTGCCCGTATGCAGGATTTGCCATTTCATGCACCTTCGGATTGGTAAAGTCGATAAACTCGGAGCCTTTTTCATTGATTGTTGGGTCTGCCTCACAAATAAAGATGAAATATTGTTCGTCCTCGATTTCCTTGTCCAGAACCTTTTTGCAATACCTTACCCTCTGTGCTAAAAAGCTGTTCGGGTCATCTCCTGCGGTCGATATACCAATCATAAGCTTGTTCCGGTATGCTTTCATTGCTTCCTTGAAAAGATTGTACTGCTTGGGCTTTTTAAAGGCGTGAATTTCATCCGCTATTGCCACATTACAGTTGAACGAATCCTGTGCATCCGGATTCGCCGCCAAGGCATATAACTCAAACATTCCGCCGCCGATATTGTCAGCTGTAACCGAATGCTCATTGTTATTGTCAATGATGTGGAAATGTCCGCCATCCTCGTCATGCTCACCCATATTCCTGATGTTATATTCTACAAACTGAAACGTCTCCATCGTCTGCTTTAATCCTGCCGCAACCACATAGATTTTAGATCCGGAAAGTCTGTTCAAAATACCAATTCCATAAGCTAAAGCTCCGGCAAAAGATGTCTTTACATTCTTTCTTGGTATAAAAATAAGGCACTCATGAAACCGTCTGATTTCTGTGCCTTTTATTTTAAAACCAAGCAAATTATAAATAATGAATTTGTGAAACGGCATCAATAAAAACGGTGTACCACGCAAAGGATTTCCGTCCTTGTCCTCTCCTTGCTGATGGCAAAATGTTTTTTCGATAATCTGAATCACAAACTCTGCATCTTTTGGGTCAAAGTCGTACCGCTTACTTTCAATGTCATCCAAAAACCGCTGACAACCTTTGATTCTGTACTTGTTCGCCAGTATCTTTCCGGAAACAACATCCTCAGCATAACCAAACGCCACATCCCAGTTTTTATATTTCTTCATCCACTCAGTAGCCTGTCAAGAGCTGATGCAGTTCTTTGCTCTAAACCTTTCTTCTTGATTTCTTTCAAGCCTTTCGGATTCAACCCGAATAGACTTTCTATTTTTGTCAGCTCATCCCGAAGCTTTTCAATCGTGAGATATAACGCCGTTTTTCGCTCGTTGGTTGCACCGGCTTTGTTTGTGTACATTTCTGTGAACGGGCATCCTTCATCATACCACCGCTCGTTTAATAACTCAAATTGAATCCGCATCTCAACATATCGGTCAATTGCCGCATCAAACTCCGTCCGGTAGGTTCCAATGGCAACCATGTCCGCCTTGGTCTTTTTCCGTATTTTGTTTTTTTCTTTTTTCACATCCATAGTCGCTACCCCCTTTTTATTTCATTTTTCAGAGTTGGAAGCCTAGCCCCTTCCCAGATTCACCTAAGTAGCAAAGTGAATTTTTGGCAGGGGGGGTATCAATGTTTCCCAAGCTTCTCCGGATGCATCTTGCCATGACACGCATTGCATAAGCTGATAAGGTTGCTGTCTGTATAGGCAAGTTCCGGAAATTCGTCAACGTGCTTGATGTGGTGAACCATCTCTGCCTCACGCCTACGTCCGTACTTCCTGCACTCCTGACACAAATATCCGTCACGTTTGAGAATTGCCTCACGCTTCTTTCTCCACTTTTTTAACTTGTAATTCAATTCTTCCATGCAAGAACTCCCTTTGAATGCTTCTTTTACAGCTTATATTATATCACGGAGTAAACCGGAACTAACAGGAACTATTTAAAAAAAAATAAAAATTTTAGATTTTTTGCAAAAAACACTTGACATATGTGTACACATATGCTATAATAGAATCATAGAGAGGAGGTGAACAAATGAAACGAAAGAAAAAAGGTGACAAGGTTGCCACAATCAACCTCATCACCGCAATCATAAACTTAACAGCCTTAATCATAAAGCTGTTGAGTGAGGGGAAATAAAAATCCCCTCCCCTTTCGGGGGTTGATTCTATTATAACATTTTCGTTTCATGATGTCAATATGAAAAATGCGACATTTATAATTTCTGTATCTGCATTGATTCTATCTGTCATTAACTTAGTGCTGACTATCTGGAGGTGACATCTATGTCCGCAAACACATCATCTCAGGTCATACAACGATACAAAAATAAAGTTTATAAACGTATCGTTGCTGACTTACCAAAAGACCTTGTTGCCCGTTGGGAGGAAAAACTTCAAGCTGACAACATCGGCAAATCTGAATTTATCAGAAATGCAATCAAATCATACTTAGGCGAGGAATAACCCTCGCCTTTGTGCTATCTCATTATGTTTTCCAATGCACTCAAAGCCCTTGAATGAAGTCCACATCTGGTCCACTTATCACTATATCCCATCTCTTCTGCTATCTGTTCCCACGTCTTGCAGTTTATGTACCGTGCAATCAACAGAGTTCGATAGGTTGCATTTTCAAGCAGTTCAATCTTTGCAAGAACCTCTGCCCGGTATGCCTCCAGTTCTGCAATCCTCTCATCAAGCATAACAGAAAAATCTGAATAGGTGATAAGCTTTCTTTCTGAGCTGTTCCCGGAAGAACTCTGCACCCGTTCTGCGCTATAGTCAATACTGGTTCCGCAGGCAGATGCAAAAGCTTCCTGTTTCGCATCTTGTAACTGCTTAACCTCAATATTCAGTTTTCGTGCGTGGTTTAAAAACTCTTTTGCTGTCACCCATTCCATCTCCTTTTTTTGCTACCGTTCATATACCGTTCTTAATCGATTCGTCTGCCTATGTACCAGCTCCAGTCTGTCCGGGAAAACCTTTGAAACAAACCAGTTGTCCGGGTTCAGACCATTTGAACGGATGATTTTTGACTGTTTGACAGTTGGGTTCTTACCGTGTTTCATGATTCTCACCTCTTTCTTTTAGTGTGCGTGTGTTCCAAGCTTTCTTCGCTTCCTTTTCGGTTAATTCATCTGTCGACCGTCTTAAACAAATCGGACACCAAGCACGCCACAACCCCCATTTGGATACTCGTATATTTTCATTTCCACACTCACACGGTAACAATTCATCCATTATGTATCACTCCTTTTTCCGTCCATTTTTGCAGGACAATTCGGACAATAATCAGGTGCAACGGGAAATGCCTTCGGTGGTGTTGTTTTGCCACAATTTGAACATTTGAAACAATAATCAAATATACCATCACCACATTTTATTTCTTCCCAATATCCATGCTTCACTTCCGCATAGTCAGCTTTGTTTTTAAAGTGCCGGCAATTTTTGTCGGCTTCCTTGTTGTGCTTTATATCAAGTTCAACACCCAAAACAACACATCTTCGGAAATATAAGCAATCTTTACACGTCATTGTCCGTCATCCTTTCACCATAACCGCAATAGTTAATATCATTTGTCGCTCTTAATCCGAACCATTTGCCGAATGCCTCTTCCGCATTTACATTGCACATGATTCTACCATCCACATCAAGCCCATGAATACAATCCTTACACCTTACCACTTCCACAACATCTGCTGTCGGGGTCATGCTGATAGCTTCGCCTACAGTCTTGGTGCTCAGCGTTCGCAAATCCTCAATCTTTGCGATGTTCTCAATCAAGGCTTTTTCGCTGATATATCTATCTGCCATCACCATCACCTCTTCCTTTTGGCGTGCGTGATTTTAAATATTCTGTATATTCTTTGTCCGTCAAATTAAGACCTTGTTTTACATTGTTGCAACCGATACAATAACTTGAATATTGCAGTACACATTTCTTACATTCAGCCATCACTCCGCACCTTCTTCCAAAAAATTTATAAACTTCTCATAACAATCAGGACACAAGTCAATTCTTTGTCCAAAACTACTTCTCGGCTCACCTACTCCCCAAAGAGTAATTTTTGCTGAATAGTTTTTTAATGCATATGTAGGACAATAACACCCCATAGGATTGATTATTTCTTTACCACATTTATCACAAACAATTTCTGTTTTCTGTGCCATCACCCTCACCGCCTTTCAATGCCTGTTCTGCTTCTTCTTTGGTGAGGAATACTGTTTTGCCGAAACTACTTATTGATGGTTTGTAATAAACGCTCCAATTTCCCAAATATTCTTGATGATAAGGTCTTATTCTTACATAATTGCTTCGCCTTGTATAATGTATTCCTTCAACCTCGCAACGCTCTATAAATCCGTCTTTTATGAGATAAACCGTCTGCCCCACCTTACAAGGCGGTACAAATACACCGTTTGCAAGAAGATAGTCGGCAAATTCTTCATACATAGTTTTACCGCTATCTTCCTGGGCATATAACGAACGTGCATTTTTCAACAACTCAACCAATCTATCACGCATCAGATGCACCGCCTTTCAACAGTTCAGGGTTATCGTGTATATTTCCGATTACTTCGAAATCATAATTGCCGAGGTTTAAATTAGTTGAAGTTTTCGGAACTGTGTTAATTTGCCACAACTGAAAATGTGCTACTGTTTCAGCCCAAGAAACCGTACATACCGTGTGATAACCTCTTGCATATACTACAACTATATCCCCCTCAAAAATCTTCTTGCCGTTCTTGTCGGTCAAGCCTGTGTATTGTCCTACGGTTTCGGGGATAACTCTTTCCTTGACAACATCATCATCAATAAATCGTTTGTGTGCAACTGTTACCAAATCGCCTTGATACCATTTGCCATTATTTTTGCTTTTTCCTCTAAACAAAATCTCACGCATCAGATGCACCGCCTTTCGCTTCATAATGAAATTTTCTTGTTTTTTCGTCATAAGTAGCGATAGGCAATTCTTGAAGTGGCGTTTCAACTTTACTTGAGGCTTTAACAATTAAATCAAGGTTTTCTTTGATATAGTCATATGTACCTGACCTCATTCCTGTTATTTCATCTGTTAAATGTGCATATCCGTTTCTGCTTTCAGCAAAGAATTTTCTGCCGTTAATCTCTATTTCCTTTCCATAATACTTAACACGGCAAGTGCGATTGTTATCTCTGTCAAGCATTCTCTTCCAAAATGGTTTTCTCCATTCTTCTGTGTCAAGATAGCTTTCGTAATCTTCGCATTCAAAATCTTCGCTGATGCTTATATCTCCTCGTTTGCACAATCCACATTCTATATATCTGCAATCATCTACTCTGCAAAAAATATTCATTCGGAAACACCGCCTTTCTCTGTTGGATATTCAGCAAGAACAAGAAGTTTGTTATCATACGGATAAATTACAACAACGTGCATTTTATTAATGGGACTATCTCTCTTTATCCCTCTAACCGCACCTTCATAAACACGCATCCTGTCTACGCTCTTGTTTCCATCATCAATGACGATTTCATCGTCTTTATCCATTACTTTGGTTAATTGTGATATTTTCATTTTTTCTCATATCCTTTCTCGGTTGGGTGGTCTGCTTCTTTATCCATATGATGTTGTGTATATTTGCCATTCTCTAAATGGAGCATATAACAGCAACAAACATATAAACCCTTTTTAGTTGTTGCATTGTTTGGCTCTGTTCCACAATATTTACATTTCATTTTTAATACCTCTCAAAACGGAAGTCCGTCATCTTTCTTAAATATTTTTGGCATATTAAAATACAATTTCCTTTGCACTCTTATCTTGTTGCAGAAATAACAATAATGAATTGTCTTGATATAATCAAAACGCCAAAAGTGTCTGCCGACTTGACAAATTGTATCAACATAAGGGATATAATGTTCTTTTAAGCACTTCCGCTTTTTCATTTTTTCTCGGTCTCCTCACAACTCTCTTTGGTTCACCGTCAATATTCCATGTGTTGATTACCGCATTGTCCTGCAACTTAATTCCTGTCTCATATTCAATATGATCAACAAGAGTTCTTAACGGGACCTTCTTATGTCCCAACTGCTCTGTGATTTGATTGAACCGCTCAATAAAACGCATCAATATTACATTACCGAAGCCAAACTGTTCTCGTAGCACATACAAAGGAATAACATAGAGCATATCTATCGCCTGTTCTGCTCCCTGCAGCTTCAACTTGTCCGCCTGCCGTTCTAAATATCGGTGTTCTTTTCGTTTTTTATCTCTCTTATTCATATTTCTTCTCCAAAACTCTGTATATTTCGCAACATTCATACTTCTCTCCACAGAAAACACTCCTGTGGAGTTTCATTCCTTTTTGTGATGAAAAGATTAGTTTAATGATACTATCATCCGTTATGCCTTCGCAAGAAATGCTTTGTTTAGCCATCGTAACGAAGAAAGGACATTTTATTTTTCGCTCGTCATAGTTTGGCATAAAAACACCTCGATTACTGTCCTCGGATTCTGTTTATCAACACCGCCTTTTTGAATATGCAACACGATGTTGTCAAATGAATCATCCTTGATAATCTTCTCCCGAACCAACGGATCCAGTATAAACTTACCGCTATAGTTGTCCGGGTCTCTTTTCCGATTATCCGGAAAAAAGTATGTAATTGTCACAACAGCCTTTTGATACGGCTGTTCCGGTCTTTCCTTTATCCCGGCACGAATCAGCCAATGCCAGTATTCTTTCATCCGGTTATATTCCCGGAAAGAATGACTATTTCCCATGAATTGATTATTGGTCGGAGGAATCTCCGGAACAATGATTCTCATGCTCCATTCCTCCATGCAATACCAAGCGACACATCTGATTGTGTGAATTCTTGTAATTTTTTTTGCATCTGTGCCTGATATGTTTTTGCAATCTTGAAAATCATTTTCTCCCCCTCGGAAAACTGCATTACAACAACATCGTCCTCAAACCGTACCTTTCTGTTTAGAACCACAGGTGCCAAATACGGATACTCTTCTGCAATCGCAACAGCAATGGTATCCCAAATTGCTTTAATCTGTTCTATCGTCATAGTATTTCCTCCTTGCCAAACTCTCCAACCCGGTATGGTCATAATCATCATGATACACCTCAAGTGTTTGCTCTTTCGGTTTTTTCGTTTCGCTCAGCTTATGAACCACCCATGATAATATCGCCCGGTAATCTGACTTGTACGTTCTTCCGGATGAACCTTTGTAGTTATCCAAAATCTCAATCATAACCTTGGTGTCGCTTTCACCGAATCTTTCCACGAGTGCATCATACTCTGCATTGGTCATGGACACAAATTCTGCAAAATTGACTTTAGGGGATATAGGGGTAATATTATCTTCTTCTTTTTTCTTTTGTCTTATATCTTTATATGTCCGTCCTTTGTTCTGCGTTTGTTCTTCCTTTGTTCTTCCTTTGTTCTGCGTTTGTACCGCATTTTTGACGGTACAAACGTCTGTACAAAGTCGATATTTTGTCGCCTGCCCCCGGCGTTTATCTGTCGTAAAATCTATCAACCCAAGCTGTTTTAATTCATTTCTTGCATGGCTTAGGGCTTTTTCTCCTATGCCACACAAACTACATATACTATAATTCGTCCGCTGCAGTTCGCTTTCCCAATGTGCTTTATTGAATATCATGAGCAATGTATGATATAACAATTGTGCATTTGAAGATACCGAACTCGTTTGCAGATGATCATAGAACTTGTTTATGTAATCAAAATACTGCATAGGCTAATTCTCCTTCCATAGCCTAAAACGGACAGTCATCTTCATTCGCATATGTATATCCCAAATCATCAGAAACCGGAGCTTCTACTGTTTCTCTTTTTTCTCCGGTAAAATAAAATTCATCTACCATAACCTCGGTTGCATATTGTTTCTTACCGTCTTGTCCATCCCAGCTTCTGGTCTGAATACTACCTACAATCGCAATCATAGAACCTTTTGTGAAGAACTTGCAGATGTTTTCTGCCGTTTGCCGCCATGCAATACAGTTAATAAAATCTGCTTGTTGCTGTCCCTCTTTTGCAAATCTTCTGTTGACTGCGATTGAAAATCTTGTCAGAGATACGCCCGAAGGTGATTGCGACAGCTCCGGGTCTTTTGTCATTCGTCCCATTAAAATAACCTTGTTCATGTTTTTCCTCCTAAAATAACTCAATTTGATTTGTATCTTTCTTTCCCGGCCGGATGGTTCTCAGATGTGCACGCACCGGAACGACCACCGCATCATCATCTGCCTCCGCACACCGTTTAAACATTGCACTTGCTTTTTTCAAAATAGCAATTCCTCGTTTCATCTCCTGCTGAGCATACCGTTCTGTAGTCGCCTTATCGGCAATGACATATCCGCTACCGTCCTGCAGGTTCACAATGTTGTACTGCTCAGAAAGCTTTCGAATCATATCTCTTGCCTGTCGGTCACTACATCCAAATATCGCAGGAAGCTCGGACCGCTTTACCGGAGTTTTGAACACTTCTTCAATTACAACTACATTCATTACAACCCCACCTTCTTGCAAATATATTCATCCAATTTTATTCCATACACATGGAATTTTTCAAAAAATGCTTTCTCGTCATGATGTGCCTGTGCATGATGCTTTCTGCAAAGTGCAATCGCCCGTCTGCCAATATTATTAACCTTGTTCCGGTTAAAACCCATACCGACTTTGGAGCCCTCGCAATGGTGTATTTCTGCACGTTCATTGCAGATGCAGCACTTACGGTTTACCAGACAGGAATACAAGTAATGCGATATATCGTCTGTATGATTCAGCATCGTGTCCCTTGTCGGGATATTATGATAAAAGCAAAAATCAATCAGGTAGTTTATATAATCTCTTGCCGTGCTGACACTACAGTCTGATAAACTGAAATACTCACCGCCTGTATATTCTAAAAATCGGTATTTTAAATAATCTTTCATCAGCTCTGTCGGAGTATGTCCACTCCATTCAGAAATTTCACCTATAATCGCATAGGCTTTCTTCCTCTGGTCTGGTCTGATGGTTCGACCATCGTCAAATACCACTCTTGCCTGGGTGATTTCCTGTTGTTCAAGAAACCACTCAGAATCAATTGGCACACATAGGCTAACAACACCTTGGTTACAAGAAGATATCGTCCCTACATACTCTCTCATATCTCTACATATGCTCCTTGTTTCTTATCGTATTTATATCCAAGCTCCTTAATCTTGGCAAGGAATGCTGATTTTAAATCTTTTTCGGATGTAAGTTTATGTGCTACTTGTTTGATAAGCTCCTGCACAAAAACAAAATCTTCCGGTTCCATAGACTCTATTTTTGGCAATAATTCATCCATAATCGTTTTGTATTCTGCTTGTTCCTCTTCATAAAATTTATTTTCGTCAGCAATGTTTTTGTTTATTTCTAAGAATAACTTTGTTAAAAAATTATTCTCTGTCGTTTCTTCAAGTTCTGGGATTTCTTTTATCCCATAAATACCGTGTGTTCCCTTTGCAAAATATCTTTCGCAATTGGAAAAACCGATTGTCCGGCTTTTTCCTTGCATTTCCACAAAACCGCCAATATCCATTGATTGCCAAATTGTGTTCTTTGTTCCACCCTCAACATCAATCCGAAGCTTTGTATCTTCCCCGTCCTTTTCTTCTTTTGTGTGAAAGATGATAATCAGGTTTTTGTCCAGATTATAGAAGCAGTAGTCCGTAAACCTCCGGAACTCAGCTCCGACAACGCCGTATCCTTGAATTGAAAGTGAACCGTCTTTTTTTGCATTTTTGGTACTTTGTTTGATAGCCCAATCCTTTAGGATTTCAAACAATCTCATGCCAGTATCAATGATGATGCTTTCATATTCTGTTAAATTTTTAGGAACAAGGTCTGTTTTCAATTCCTCATATGTACTGACCTCAACGGTATCTTTCCGGTGTTGAACCTTCACCCGGTTTACTCCTCTGTCAAGGTCAATCAGCAATGGCTTTGGTGCCGATAATGCAAGTGTTGTTTTCCCAATTCCCGGGAAACCTGCAAGAATCATTCGCACCTTTATGCTTTTTTGTAATAATTCACATGGTTTTTTTATCATGGTTTTATCTCCTCTCCTCCAATTTCACAATCGGGCATCCGTCCGATAATCCGGCACCCGGGTTATAAATCATGCGATTTGTCAACCGACACCAGAACCGGGACAATCCAGCTTCTTCCCGACAAAACGGACACCACCGGCAGCAGACCTGCCCTTCCGGGAATGTAATCTGAATGACTGCCGTTCCGTATGTATACCATCTTACACCATCTTTAAATTCTGCCATGTCTACACCTCATAATCATCATAATTGACCTTGCGGACACACTCAGCACATCCGATGCAATCCCCATTGGAAAGATAAAAATCCTCCGGATCAATTGCTCCGCAGACAGGACACCGTTTTTCTTGGTAGTCCTCAAAATCATATCCATAATTCCCGGTTCTCTGACGCTCCATTGTCGGAATCGCACCGGGAGAATTGTTTCTATAAATCATACCTCTCCTCCAAATCGTACCTTAATCCGCTCAACCTCTATCCGGGGATAGCAGAACCGAATCATTTCGGACACTAACTGCTTTCTGGTTGCACCACTCTGCTCCACCAATTCATTTAATAACTCCGCAGCTTCTCCGTCAATCCGTACCACAATACCATTATTCGGTTCATTTTCAATCAATTTAATCGTTAATTTATCCATTTCTTTACCTCCATATTGACATTTGGAAAGAAATGTGCTATACTCAAGGTGTGTTTTTTGGTATAGTCACATTCCAATGTGAACACCTCGGTACTGACTTAACTGCAATTAGGTCAGTACCTTTTACTTTATCCCTCGTTTGGGGATTGACACACTGGAAGTTCTCCATTCTGCACCCGGCAAAACTGATTTGCAAGCTCTAAAAGTGCATTCTGTGCCTTTATCACCTCTGCATCGTCACAATTCATGGAACACATGTGGTAAGCCAACTGACAGAAGATTTCTTTGTCGACCTTTACACGCAGCAGTCCGCAGCTGATGGGCAGGCTGGCGTAGTCGATTATTGCGCCTCTCAGATCAGCATCCTCCAAATTCGCATGATGAAAATCACACCCCCATAAATTTGTGCCTTTGAACGTTGCAAATCTCAGATTTGCACCTCTGAAATTTGCTTTTGTCAGGTTCATACCATCGAATTTCTGCCCTTTTAAATCGCAGTGTTCAAAATCTGCTCGTGCTCCGAATTTTCTATCAGAATCCAACCATAGCTTGTGACTTTCTGCAATTTGTTTTAAAATTTCGTACTTCATAATCTCACTTTTCTCCTCTCTCATACACCGGAACTACAAGCTTCTGTCCCGGTCTAATTTTTTCCGTTAAACCGGAATTTAATCGCTTCATTTCATAAATGTATCGGTCATATGATACATGATTCCCTGCATACTCCCCGGCAATATCCCAGAGGGTATCACCGGGCTTGACATAATGTACGTCTGTAGAAGTATACTCCGCTGATGGTATGGAATCAAGCAACAGAATGATAATGATTCCTACACCGAGCCAGAACATAGCTCTTTTTAAATTCTTTTTTCTCATTTGACAGTTTCCTCCTTTTTATGATATAATGTGAATTGAAACACTACATTACCCCTTTGGGGATTGATACACAACATAGGTTTGCATACTTTACATTATCCCGCCGGGGATTGATACCCTTCCGGGTCCATTGCTCCACATATCGGACATCTCTTCTACATTACCCCATATAGGGGTTTGATACATTATCTGGTAACAACACTATTTGCACCGCTAACCTCAATCCAGCCATGCTTCAATCTTGCCTCAGCTTCTTTCATCTGAATAAGCTCCGGCGTGATGGATTCG